GGATACCAACATATTGACCTTTCACTCAAAAAGCACAAATTGTACTCAAAAAGCAATCCTTGTGGCTGGAAGATAGGATTTCTGCATTTTCCTAAGTCGGAACTGGATAAACAGGAACAGCATTATATCAAAGCATATGCCGATTATGGTTATCAGTTGCGAAATAAAACAAGCGGTTCGCAGGGCGAGGGCAAGGCACAGATTGATGATTACAAGCCGTCTAAAGGCTACCGTGACGGCATACAGCAGGGCAGAAAGAATCTTGCAAAGGAACTGTCACACATTGCAGAAAAACACCTCAAAATCGAAATCAGAGAAGACAAGAGGTGTAACAAGGTGTCGCAGAAGCAGTATGAGAAGTTTATGGATTTATTGAAAGTGGGTGAAAGTGATGAGCAGTAAGTTGCACAAAATACCGCATTTTAATTCTTACGATGATATAAGAGCTGAAATGCAAAACGATTTACAGTACAGGCTTGCGAATAGAACAGATAAAACGTTCCTTGGCAGACCTCTATATTATCGAATAAATGTACAGTTGATATTAACACAGGAATGTCCTTATAACTGTCCATTCTGTTTAGAGAGGAAGAACCCTATGCAGGGCGAAA